TCACGCAGCCCTCGGCTGCAGAACGCGATCTATCTCGCTGATCGGAATCAGTCCGGCCGCATTGGTCTTGATCGTTCCGGCCCGGATCATTTTGCGTACCGTGACATGCGACAGGTGCAGCATGTCGGCGGCCTGCTGCTGATTGACATGCGGCGGCCGCGGGTGCATTTCTGCATACAGCTGTACCGCTTTGATGGCCGTTTCAAAATCGCTCACGCTGCCTCCTTCAGTCCAATACGCTCAAGCTCGATATTGACCTGCTCGGTCAATGCTGCATCCATCAGATCAGCCCGCTTGAATCCGATCAGCCGATCCTCGCAACGGTTGATAGTTGCGAAGCAGGCTTCGACTTCCTCATGGGTCAGCAGAATGCCGTTGGTCAGTTTCCGGCTGACGCGATCCAGGGCCCCGACGTCGAATTCAGGCATCAGCCGATTGATCAGGGCCACAAAGCCATTGATGCAATGATCGACGCGGGCGAAATCTTCATCGGCCCAGTGAATGCGGGTGATGGCGTAGCCGCGATGACAATCCACCTCGCCGGTTTGAATCTCCCGGAAGGCTTTGCGGATCGGTTCTAGCCATGCCTTTGCCTGCTTGCGGGTCGGCGGCTTCTGCTTTCCTGCTTTGTACTGGTCGCAGATGGCGCGGTGATGGCGCTGTAGGCGGGTCATGGTCATGGTTCCACCTCCTCGCCAAGGCTGCCGGCCGGGTAAAAGACGATGGCCGGAACTTCGGTTTCGGCCGTTTTTTCCGGCTTACCGTAGCTTTTCACGCTGGCGATGGCGATGGCGGTGTCGATGTCAGATGTTGCCTTCTTTGCTGCCTTGTCAGTTCTGGCATAAATAGCCAATGAGCAGCGCGCTTTTTCAAGCGCCGTCCGCAGATCGTCGCGCTGCTTGCACGCCGCCTTGAAGTCAGCCTGAATCTCAGCCGCGCTTTTTCGCCAGTCGATTGCGTGCTCTGTTTTCATGTCCGGTTTCCTTTGTTCAACTATTAAGCAATCTGTGTTGTTCGCTCTGCTGCAATGGTTTACGGTGACGTGTTTTCCAGGATAGGCGTCACCGGCCAGAATATGCGTCAGTTTTGACGTCTACTTAGCGTTATCAGCCAAAGTGAATCCATCCGCGAGGGAACACTGGTCGTTCCAGCATCGCCTTCAGTGCAGCGGCTACCTGTTGGTTGTCTTTTTCCCACTGGCGCTGGCTCTGTTCTGCCCTTCTGTGTTGCTCTCGTTTCGAAACTGCGCTTTTCCTACGCATGGCTTACTCCTGTAATTGGCTTATAACTGTGCCTTCAACGGCGACCGCCCTTACGGGCGTCGCGTTAAGGCGGCGTTAGAAGGCTTGTTGTATCCATCCTCAATTCGCCCGGCGATGTCTTCCAAGTGCCAGCCCATTTCCCACATTTCGTTGTTGTCTCGGCGGCTTACTACCGGCGAGCGCGTCACGTTTCTGTCGTGCAGGATGTACTTCGCCACGCGAATCAAAAACGCTTCCCATCTGGCTTTCAATTTCTTCATGGTTTCTCCGTTGACCGCAGCACTTCTAACTTTTCAATCAACCCGACCGGCCTGACGGCCGTCGTGTTATCTCAGGCGTTATAAGGCGTCCTTGTTGCCAAGTCGCAGCCCGTGCAATCCATCTTTCTTTTGGCCTCAATTGCCGCGCACAATCTCCAGCAAAGCATTAGCCCGTTCACGTGCGCATCAATGCCTTGGTACTCGCAGCACTCAGGTATTGCGGCGGCGTATTCATCAAGCCCGCTCCACTGCGTTTCGTTTTCCATCGTTTTCTCCAGTTGACCGTAGCACTTCTAACTATTCAATCAACCGGACAGCCCTGACGGGCTCCCGGTTATCTCAGGCGTTACGCAGCCTCGCCAAACAGTTGATGCACGCTCTCCGGTTCGGCCTTCGGCTCGATCAGCGACATTTCGACCTCTTGCTGGATCATTTCGCACAGGCGGCCCAGTTCGGCAGCTTCCGGGTGGGCGATGACTCGGAACGAAACGACGACCGTACCGCCGTCCTGGCAATCGAAACGGAAGTTGTCGACCGCGCATTCGAGCAGGTGAATGTCTTGCGCGCCGCTGATGCCGTAGTGGATCACGGTCTCGTAGCCGTCGAAGGTCTTGCCCCACTTGACCGCGCCCATCAGCGGGAACTTCAGCGAGGGAAGGTGGCCGGGTTCGCTGATCAGTTCGCCTTGGCCGTCGTCAGCCTTCTTGTACAGCGAGCCTTTGAGGGAAGGGTCAAATTCGGAGAGGACATCGTTACTGGTCTTGACTTCGAACTTCAGATCGACGGCGAGCTTCTTGTCCTGGCCATGCAGTTCGGCGCGGGGATTGACGTTGGTGAGTTTGGCGGCTTGGTTGGCGAGAGAGAACATTGGGTGGTTTCCTTGTGGTGGATGGTGTTTGGTGGGGCGGTCCGCCGGCTTCGCTTGACGGCCATCAATCGCCGGGCATTACCCCGCCGCCCCATTGATCGTTAAGCCTGCTGGTCGCTTTCGAGGCCCTTGAGGAATGCGTCGTCCGGGTCAATGGCCGGGGTCTCGCCGGGTTGGTAAATCTCTCCGGTGCCACGGTCGACGGTTTCTTCGTTGTCGATTTCGTTGGCAACGCCGTCGATCACAAAACCGTTGTCCTGGCTGATGCCGGCCTCGGCCGCTTCATCAAGACCGACTGCGCGCTGGATTTCGATGCTGACCGGCAGATACTTGAACAGCCTGCGGATCGCGGTCTTCTTCGCCATCTCGACGAAATGGCTGATCCATGGCGTGTCCTTGCGGTCGTACTTGATCGCGGTCTTGTAGCCCTGAGAGGCGTTGCGGATTTCCTCGATCTGGGCGCGGGTCAGCACTTCGAACTGGACGCCGCCATCCTTCAGGCGGGCCACGGCATAGACATGAGTCAGTTCGCCGCGAGCGCCTTCTGCAGGAATGTGTTCGATGGTTTCCTCGATGCCGTAGCAGTAGCGGAACTTGTCGTTCTGGCAGACTTCCCGGGCGCTGATGCTGACGATCTGGCCAGAGCGGCGGGCAAGGTCGAGCATGCCGCGATAGCCGATGATGAACTGCACCTCGGTTACGCCTTTGCGCTTGTTCTCGAACGGGATCAGGTAGGCATGCCCCATCGTTCCACCGGGTTCAAGGCCGAGCTGCGAGCATTGAACGACAGCCCCGAACAGGGTGGCCGGGTCGCACTTCATCAGCGCGGGCGTCTTGCGAAATTCGGTCAGCGCAATGCGGGCCATCCGGTCGGCGGTCATGTGGCGCGGCAGGGCCTTGGCAATCTCGCCTTTGTAGGTTTCGAGGAAGCCGTGAATGCTGGTCGGCTTGGCCGTCGATACGGCGGTCGACTTGCCTTGCATGGCATCTTTGACGGCAGCGGTTCTGGTTTGGGTGGTCATGGTTTCAGTCTTTCATCAGGAACCGGCGGCTGCCGGCGGTTTCGGTGGTAAAGAGATCGATCACGTTCTTGGGGGCGGCGACTGCATTGGCCACGGCTTTCCAGTCGGTCTTGCTGCCGGGCTTGGCGCTCTTCCAGGTAGCCAGCGTTTCGCCTTGCCACATCAGCGCTTCGGCATCGCCCATGGCCGCCTTGATGCCCATTGCGGCAGCATCGGCCACGGCTTCATAGTTGGCCGCCTGCGCCTTGGCTTCACGCAGCACGGCCAGCTTGTGCAGCAGTTCTTCGTTGGCTTCAACCGCTTTGGCCGGCGTGCTTTTCGGGTAAAGCAGCTTTACGTCGCTGTCGCTGACCGGATCGGGGGCGACGTCCGCAACGATATGGCGGTTCCACCATTCGGTGGCCTTGGCGACGATCATCTGTTCGAGGTCTTCATCACACCACAGGTGATAGATGCGCAGGTCGTGATTGCCGAACAGAACCGCCAGATCGGCATAGCGGCAGCCGGTCAGAATGCGGTAGGTGGCTACCTGAACCAGATAGGCCATCGGTACGTTGTCGGTGCCGGCCTCGCCCCATTCATCGGCGTTGAAGGCAGCAAAGGCATTGGCGGTCTTGCATTCGAGCAGGCAGTCGGTGCGAATCTCGCTTTTGTGGCTGGCGACCTTCTGGCCTTCCGGAACAACGAGGCGGTCGACGTGGCCGATCAGCGGCGCAGTCGGATGGCGCAGCATCGGGTTGAAGCGCTGGACCTTGAGGCCGGTGGCAGCGCTGTATTCCTGTGCCACGAACTCTTCGGCGAACGTCCCGAAGCGCATCTGCAGATTCGATTCGGTCGGCGGGGTTCGGCCGGTCTTCTCGGCCCACACATCGACCGGCGTGCGGTATTTGGACAGGCCAAGGATCGCGCCAATATCTGAACCGCCCAGGCCCTGCAGGCGTTCGGCGTGGAATTCTGCGCGGGCGTTCATGACTTAACCTCATTGAACCGTGCATCAGCCATGCCCTTGGCCCGATCCATGCTATCCGCGATAAAAACCGGGAAACATGCTTTTGGCTGGTCGTGCCTCGTTGCCAAACGAATTCGCTCACGAACATCAGCGTCTGTATCGATGAATCGGACAGTGGTTTGTACGCCGTTTGGGTAATGAAGCGTCCAGCTGCTCGGGAACACCTCTCCGTTGTCTGCAGAGTCCGACAAGAGTCTCTTAACTTCTTCCAGGTGCTTATGCTGAAGTGCAGCCAGCTTTTTCATTACAGACTGCGTGATAAGGACCCCGCAAAAAACTCCATGGGTATAGTCGTAAAGCGTTCCATCGTGGATTTCGTAGCTCATGCTGCTCTCCGTGCGCGGCGCAGAGCCTCGAAGCGGATGGCCGCAATGAAGTGATGAAAGGCGTTGTG